CTTCTCTACCACCCTTCCTCTTAGCATCAACAAATACGGATCCCCTATCAAGTATTCTAACATCAGCATTCAGCTTCTTACGCGGATTGAACAACTCACCCGGTTTAAGCTTACCTTCGAACTCAAACCATTTCTTAGGAGCCTGACCTATATAGCCAGCAACAGTAGGATGCACGAATAGAGGATTGTACCAGAGCTCCCAAGTCCTGATCTTATCTCCCTGCTTGATGTTCAGGAACCAGTGCATCACCGGAATATCACGGATGACCTTCTGACCCTTCCAGCTCATCTGCTGAAGAGTATATTCGGCCTCAGCCTTCAGAAGCTCCTTGGTCTCACCCCACTGCTCTTTAACCCACTCAAGCCAGTCTTCAAACTCCCTCTTATGCTTCTCAATCCACCACTTGGGAATCGGAATGAAGCCCTTGGGAGGCACCCATCCGGTCTTCCTGCCTCTCTTAACAGCGTATGGATCTTGATCCTTAGGCACCCATCCCTCCCACATCAGCTCGAACTTGCCCGGCTTAGGCTTCTTCGTTTCAGGATCTATCACCGCCTGCTTAACAGCCCTCATATTCACCCTTATCTTTTCAAACGTTAACCTATGCTTCTTCCTAGCTATTGAATCCAAGAAGTACTCGTGGTACCATGGCTTCTGAGCACCGAACGTAACGTATCCCTTATCAACAATTAAAAATCTACCCGGTTCGTATCTCGTAGCACCTACAGATCCCGGCTTAACTTCGAACACCTCACCAGTATCCATCTTGACCATTAGCTCATCTGAACTAGCTTCAATTTCATAGCAAATTCCCACGTCAAGCTTCCAGAGCTGGTCAAACGGAATAGCCGAGCATGGACCCCACTCTTCCTTCCAGAACAGCCATACTTTGGGCTGTCTAGCCTTAGTTTCGCATCTACACTTCTTGTTATCCATACCGGGTACAGGTCTAAACGTCCAATCCAGCTTGTCGATCAGGGAAGGAAGTTCTTCAAGCGTGGGAGCATGGTCAATCTTCGGATTATCGAGAATCGTCCAACCTATCAGGTGATTGTTAACTTCGCATCTGAAATCCCAATGCACGCTACGACCCCTCCAGTGATGCTGTAGCACATATCTAACTTTGCCATTCTTCTCATTTGGAGGAAGCTCTAGATAGATCGGTTTAGACCGCGAGATCTTAGGCTCATCCTTTAACAGCATATCCCGAGTTATCTTCATTCTTCACGCCACCCATAGTAGTAATCCTTAACACGCCTGCACTTGTAATAGTTTGCAAGCTTGCAGTTAATCGGATACTTCAGCTCCTCAATCCTGAGCTTCACCTTATCAGACTTCCAGACTCCATTAACGAGTATTTTGATCTTGTTAATGAGAGGACAGACATCTTCATCGAACGCATAGGGACAAGGAGGAAGCTTTATTTCGATTACCTTGGTCTTCTTAGCCTTTTCAAACGGTCTCGTACCGAGCTTTGAAAGCTTCTCAACTACATCGATCGGATCAGGCTCCTTCTTCTCAGGTCTCCACAATCCCGCCTTGGGAAACATCCAAGTGTAGTATATCTTGCCATCCTCAGTCTTATTCTCCTCGATCCTTATAGGCATCACGGTAAGAATGCTTCCTTCAGGCTTCTTGCCCTTAACGTTATAGCACGTACCGATCCTCAAGTACTTCTTATCCTTAAACTCCATGATGTCTTGTTCTCTATACTTGTCGAGATCTTTCTCTGGGATCGGACCAACAACACCCTGCCAAGTGAACACATCCTTGGTTCCCCTTACGAGATGAGGCTTGAGAACCATCACGTCAAGCTCCTTCAAATTCTTCAGCTTAGCCCAATCCCTATTCCTTGAAGCCCTATCGTATCTAATCTTGTAAATAGAATCGGTAGTCTTGAAGACAGCACCTTCAGAGTTGGGGAAGTACCTCGCCCACTTAGCGTACTCGAAAAACTCCTTCAAGTTATTAGCAGTCTTGGATTCAACTACGTGGAAGTGCTTGCCATCTTTCAATGCCTCTCTCAGCTTCTCATACCTCTCAATTGCCGGTTTGTCGTACCACTTCTCTCCATCGAGATAGAGCAGGTCATGAACGTGGAATATCACACGCTCATCATCAAGAGATGAAGGCCTAGCTGCAATCCACTTCACCAGATCTTCTCTCGGAATCTGCTTGTACTTCGTCCAGAGCTTATCGTTCTCAGGATATTCAACTTCATCAGAATACTCAACCATCTCAGCCACGAGTATCGCATCCTTAGCCTTCAAAAGCTTTGGAAGCTCAGCTGAAGACTTCTTAAACGCCTCAATCCTATTCCTAAGCTGGTCTTCAGTAAAGAACCCTATAGGCTTGCCATCTTTGACGTGTATCTGGAAGCTCATGCCGTCGTACTTTGGCTGAATCATGATTCCTCTATCGATTCTAGAAGCACCCCACTTAGTCCACGCCTCCTCAATCTTCCAGAACTCGTTCTTCTGCCATCCCGTAGCAGGCTTCTGAGGCTGAGAGGGCTTACCCAATCTGAGCTCCTCATCCTTCTTCAATCCATCCTTTGCCGGTACATAGAGGGGAATTGCGAGACCTATCCCGCCTTCTGAGTCGAATATGAACTGAAGCTTCTCTCGTATGTCATTTCTCGAACATGCATGGATTAGAGCTCGTTTAACTTCTGGCAAGTACTTGTCCGAAGCTACCCTGATGTCTATGTCGTGATGAGTAACCCAGCCTCGATTAGCGAGACCACCGACTATATAGATAGCTGGGACATCAGCTGGAAGCTTGATGACATCTGGAAATGAGTCTATCACTTCCTGAAGCGTAATCTTCTTCTCAGACTTCTCCCAAGGCGGATATTCCTGAACCCAGAACCTAGCCTCCTGACTCAGCTTATCGTTTATATTCCTCTCTATGCCTCGCTTCTTCATTTCGTTCTCTACGAATATCTCGGCATTCAATAGAGGCTCGGTAATCCTTTCTTCTCGCTCATAGATTCTGTGAAGCTCTTTATACAGCTCTTTAAGCTCTTTATCACTAAGCTTCTCAACATACTTGTCATCTATTTCTTCCAGATTAATTGACTTGCTTACTGAGACATTAGTGACCCATCCATCATACGCCATCTCGGCACCCAATTCAGCAAGCCTCTTCTCTAACTCCTTACCAAGCTTTATAGGTTCAGATCCAAAGTGGGTGAAGATGATTCGCTTAACACCAGCTTCCTCACACCACTTAATCTGTCTGGGTATCCCAGCGTGACCAATAGCTTCATCCCTCTTCTCATCCCATCTCACAAGACCATCTTCCCTAAGCGTGGATCCATCTCCGATGTACAAATCGCAGTTAGTCAAGAACTTATCTCTATGCTCCTTGCGAATGCTAAGGACATCAGAAGCATAGCAGATCCTGTAGCCTCTGACAGTAATGAACAACGCAACGTTAGGAGCTTTAGTTGAGTGTAAGACCGGAACGCTTACAACTTCTATATCCCCAACCCTGAATGCACTCCTGCGCTTGAACACCGTCTTATTAAACTTATAATCTTCTTCCTTATAGTACTCGGAATGAAGCGTAGCATCGGTGATGAAGACTGGAATATCTATCTCTTTACCCTTCAGGCCAAACAGATGATCTGGATGCGCATGGGTGATGATGATAGCATCGCAATCAGGAAGCTCTCCATTCACGTCACCCCAATCAATCAGAAGCTTCGTCTTACCATCATCGATCAATAATGAAGCTCTCTTATCATGCAACTCAGACCTCTCATCAACGTATCCTCTAGTACCCAAAAACTTCAACATCACATCCGACTTATTCAGCTTTGGTATCCTGATTGGATAATTAGCTATAAGAAGCTCTCGTTTAATAGGAAAGTTTTTGCTGAGCGGTCTCTTAGCGAGGAAGCTCTTTACTTCAAAGCCTGCATCCTTAAATAGCTTCTTGATGAGAGGATCATCGCTGAAGCTCAGTAAGAATTTACCCTTAAGCTTCTTACAAGCTTCGAATAATCTCCTCTTAAAAGCTTCTGGATCCTCGCCTTTAATATGCTCGTCTTTGTAAGGAGGATCAAGATAGAAGAATGTATCAGGCGAATCGTACTTCTCTAAGATTTTCTCAAAGTCTTTATTCTCGATAATCGTATTCTTCAGACGCTCTCTGTAATCCTCAGGATTGGTGATATAACCGCACTTCCTAAGCTTTTTTCTATGAACGAAGTGGTCCATTTCACCTCCATAGGAATGCATTATCAAGTAAATGAGCTTGTACGCCCTCTCTACATCATCATTCGGATCCAGCTTCTTAAGCCTCTCAAACTTCTCTTCGGACGGAGTATAATCCAAGCTCTTAAGCTTCTCCAACTGCTCATCAGATGCATTCTTCAAGAACTTAAGCAGGAATACGTATCGCTCGTCTATATCGTTTAACACTTCCTTCTCAACAGGCTCTTTCCGCCAGAAGAGTGAAGCTCCACCAGCAAACGGCTCTACATAGACCTTATGAGGAGTAAGGTTCTCCAAAAATATCGAAACTTGTCGATCCTTACCGAGTGGATGTGAGAAAGGCTTCTTCATCTTCTTGATTTCAACATCGTTAATCTTCACCTGAGCACCTTGTGGTCTAGTATACTCCTTAGGCTCATCAAACCGCTCAAATGAGAACTTATAAACGTAGTACCGAGTCCTATCACCCCACCACTCCTTGGCTTCCTTATCTGTGACGAGGTGATACTTCTTCAAGTTCTGAAAGCCGTTCTCATCAACTTCAGTCATGCCCGTCAGAGTGATTATCCCATAGACTTTATCACCGCACAGATACATCGGATAATAGAGGAGATTCTCGTATCTTCTAGCCTTAACAATCAGAGTCTTCAAGCCCTTCCAGATTAGCTTCGCATGAGGCTCAGTAAGATAAAGACCATCTAAAGCTTTGAGGATAATGCCTTTCTTCGCTAATCTCCTCGCTATCTTTCTGAAGAGCTCCTTGCCGTACTCGTTATACTTCTCAGGATGAAACTGAATACCTCGCTTATGAAGCTCTTCAGCTATCTTAGTAGCTACATCAATAATCTCTTTATAAGAATGCTTAAGCTTCTTACCTTGCTTCTTAGTCGAATACCACGCAAACGCTATGCGATAATCGTCTTTAAGCACATCGGTACTCAGCTTCTTCGGATCATACGCCTCAATATTCTGGATCTTATACAAGAAGCTCATTATTCAGGAGCACCCCTCGTTCCGTGCGGCCAGCGCTCTACAGTTGTCCCAGCTATAACTCTCTCAGATGCATCGCTCACTTTGGGCTTCTGAGGAGTCTTGCCTTTGGGTCTCTTCTTCGCGGGCATTTCTTCTGGGGTTAAAGTGGGCTCAGTAGGTATCACGAGCTTGCCGTATTCGTTGAACTTAGCGTCAAATCCAGCATTCCTAAGGGTCACCAGAGTATCCGCATCTATCTGCCTAATCTGAGCCTCCCTAAGCTCATCCTTCTGCTCAATCGGGTTGAATTTGAAGAGCCAATCAGTAATACCGAATCTTGGAAGCAAGAAGTTATTGAACATCTCCTCCTTGTCACGCTGGATCTCCTTAATCGTCCTATTTTGTACTTCAAGCCTGATATAGGGTGCAACGGAAGAACTCTTGACCGACTTGGTGGCAAATGAGATTGCTAAAGGCTGAACACCGAATACAGCACAGACTGCCTGTATGTAAACCATGTAGAAATCGAGAGACTGCATGTCCTCTAATGGGGGCATAGCTCTGATGAACTGAATAGGTTGTTCAGATCCAAGCATCAAAGTCCTGATCGTCTTCTTAGTTCTCAATAAGCCTCGAACGTCCTGTACCTCTCTCCTTCTAATATCAGCCTGTATCTCAGCTTGGAGGGCTTTGATTTGCTCTTGAGAATAGCCCGGAAAGTTGAGTATGCCCCCAAGCTTGCCCTCGCTATACGCATCAAGGTTGTACTCATCCATCACCTTAATCGTGTGTATCAGATCCCATACGGCGATGATCTTTGGTCTCCCATGAAGCTCGGGCAATACTCTGCCTGTAGAGCCGTGGATCATCCAATTCTCAGAAGCTCTAGCAGTAATCTCCCCATTAACGACTTGTACATAAGCGGTTCGTTCAAGAGGTAGACCACATTTAGGGCAGTTACCCGGCTTGGTATAGTACTCATCTGGAGTGTAGCAGATGGGACAGTAATATTCATCTATGCCAAGCCTGCCATATTCATCAGCTATGGGAGCCCAGTACCTCGGATCCTCAACCCTGATCTCAGCCGGCCTAATCACAACGTTGCCGTCCTTATCCTTGAACTTAGCCGGGAGAATAGAGACGTACCAATCATCAGCTATAACATCGTGATAGACTATGCTCCTCATCAAGTCACCGAAAGAGTAGTCAGAGTTGGGATGCTGAATGAGCCTATCAAATAATCTAGCCTGAGCCTGACTTGGAGGTCTGGTCTTACCGCCACAGATGGGGCACTCTTCAACGGTCTCCTGAAACTCAGCACCGCACTGTTCACACTTCCTCTTAAAGCGAGGCTCTCTCCTCCA